TATGCTGCATTAATTCTTCCCATTCTGGACCCGAACAATTTATACCTACAGCTTGTTCACATTCCAGAGGGTTGATAGCAAATATATGCCAGACGGGTAGAAATAAACGACGTATTTCAAGCACAAAGGCAAGTTGTGCAGCATAAAAAAGTCGAACTTTAGCTGAACCCTTCTTTTTAGCCTCATCCTTAAGACAAGCCTTAAAGATGGGGTGGTATCGCTCACCTCGTCGATAATGCTTTCTAATCCTTTCCACTTCTTCCCAAAACATAGGATCTAAATCCTTGGGATTGTGAATACCTTCTAACTCGCCTTCTAACTGGGTGGTCCATTTCTCCTTAGCCCCTGTTAATGGGAAGCCTGGAGAACTCTTGAAATTAATGTGTTCCATACCCTTACGTCCAGGTATGCCATTAATACATTGCAGAGGCGTTAGAGGAACGCATCTCTCGTACGCTAACTCGGTTTGAAAGAGTGGTGATATCTGGTTGTAGTAATCCATAATACTCTTATGGACTAACTCACCAGGAAAACCAAGACATGGTTTAGCCACTTTACACATCGTGTCATACCATGGTTTCCAATAGCCTTCACCTTCTTGTGTACCTTTAAAAGCAGGTGGTCCCCACTTGTTCGAATAACCAAAAATTTCAGACACATCTTGAGACCATGGGTGTTCGACAACATGACTTTTTGGCGTAACACCGCCTTCACAACTGCCCAACACAGAGTAGGAGGGTGAGGGTATGTAGTTCACAAAAGACTTAGGGTGTACTTCATTATCAGAAATCACCCTTCGACCATAAATCACGTCACTTTCCGGACTGGGATCGAATCTTTTTAAAACACCAACCATGTGTTCAAATTTACCAATTGCATCGCTGAGTTCCTTCCTAGTAACAAAGCTCATAAAAGCCTTCTTATTAGGTCCTGATCCTTGACCTGCCGTGTGAATGCCAAGGATACAAGGACCTTTGGTATGAGCAATCCATGGTGAACCACACATGCCATCTTCAGTTCGTAACACAGTTTCAGAATTGCCATAAATCACTTGTCCGAAAAAATCACCAGCATATGCCGCACCATATTGGATTTTCTGTGGTTCACCTTCTGTACGACCGGCTAGTTGTATAACGCTACCATCCTCAGTTCGAGTCAATAGAGTCACTACACACTGAGATACAGATTCCACTGGGAACCATTTGAGTATGTTCCGCATGCTCCCGGAATCATGAACGTAAACAATACGTAAGTCATGGCCAGGTATTTTAATACTATGCGAAAAATGCACCATATGCTCTCTCTGGCGAGCATTATCATCTGG